CAGGCTCCATGACCGCGCATGACGCCGCCTTGGTCGCCTCGCTCAGTCCGCGCATGTACTCGATCACTTCCGGGTCAATCGGCGTCCCAAGGTCCGACACACCCGCCTGGTTGGAGGCGTCGCGCACCTTCAGCGACCGAATGCCGGTGTCGGACAGGAAGATCACGTCGATGTCGCCGAAGTTGATCGGCGCCTTTGGCGCAAACGTACCGATGTTGAGCAGAACTTGGCGCTGCGCGTTCTGAAGCGGGTCCGAGTCCAGATACCAGATTTGCACGCTGCGCCGCGCGAACACGGCAAGGTATCCCTGATACCGCGCCAGCGCGATCAGCGTCTCGCTGCCTGCGCTCTCGTTCGACATGTTGATGAAGCCCGAGCCGACGATCGCACCGCTGTCCGACCAATGCGTCGGCTCCCGGATGGCGCTGAAGTTGAGCAGGCTGTCAGCCGCCGCATAGACCTTGCTCTTGACCGTCAGGAGCGCTTTCGCCGTCTTTCCCGCGATTGCCACAACGCTGCTGGCAGGATCCCAATCCGTGACCCGAGCGCCGTTGTAGAATGCCGAGGTGGTGCCGTCGCTGAAGGCAGCCGAGGCGAACACCTTGCCGTCGAAGAACTCGGCGTCATAGATGCCCGTCATGGCAGCCGTGCCCGAGCGCGAGGTGAGAACCTGACACGTCAAGCCCGGATCGGTTCCGACAGCCTGCGAGGCGAACACGTAAAGCTGCCCAGCGGCACCTGCCAGACCAAACGTCTTCCCCGCTGCCAAGCGATGCTTCGGCACAAAGGCCATGCGCTTTTCAATCTCCCCGCCGCGCGTGATATGCGCGTTGGTGAGAACTTGCAGCGAACCCTGCGTCGACGCGGCCGGCAGCTTGCGCCGGTCAAGCCCCGACTTGAAATCGTCGATGACGACGTAAGCCATTATCGCCCCCGAGGCAGGCTGTAATTAATGGGGAACACGACAGAATTGCCGGGTTCGGCGCGATCAAAATAGCGTTGCGTATCCGTCATGTCGTGCTGTTGAAGGTTGTAGGGCGAAGCCCAAAACACAAAACGGCTATCCCCCGGCGTGGCCGGATTAGGCATCCCTGTGTCGGACCAATGCCCTCCCATATGCTGCGGCGTGCTGTATTGGCTGCCGTCGCTGAAAGTCATGTGATTTGGCTTCTTGAACTGGTCCGTCATATGAAGCCGACCGTTTGCCTGTGCGGCGGCCAAAAAAGCACCGCGCAAGTCGTAATCGCCATCATTCGACAAATCACCCGGCAAGCGCTGTCGCCAATCTTGATATCGCCCCTCATCTTGCTGCGACAGCAAGGTAGTGAAGAGGTCTGCCAAGTCTGCCATCAGGGGTTCCGCACGTAGGCGACCAGCGGCGAGCGCGACGCAAAGCGCGGATCGGGCTTCTGCTGGTTGTTCATGTTGAACGAATTGTTGCGCGTCGTGATTGAGCGCCCTGCCATCAGGCGATAACGTTCAACCGCCTTCTGCTGCTTGGTCCCAGCCGCCTTTGAGCCGCGCGATGCCAGGTATTCCGAAGCGCAGAACAGCACGATCATCATGTCATCAAGATCGCAGCGCGAAGTCGTGTCGACCAGCTCAGTCTTCTTCTTGATCCCGGTAAACCGGACCTTGTTCCCGTCACTGTTTGGGATCGGCCAAAGCTCAACCTGCGCCTTCGGCCCCGTGTACTTGATGTCCCACTTGAACGTCGGGTCCACCCGCACGCCCAAGTCGGGGTTGTAGGTGTTGTAGTCGAGCTGGCTGATCCCGCGCGTGAGGGGGAACCAGCGGTTCCCCCAATAGTAATCGACCGTTTCAATCCGCTCCAAGTCCATCTCTGCCGGCACGTCATAAAACCGCTCCCCGGCTTGCGTGAGCAAATCCGGGAAGACGCGCAAAAAGGGCCAGTCGAACTCTTGATAGAGACGCTCGTATTCACGCTTGAGCATCAACTCCATCTGCGGGCGCATGTTCAGCGAAAGCGCCGGATCCGGGTCAAGCCCGCATTCCAGTTTCAGCATTTCAATCAATTCGCCAAACGTGGTCCCGCGGGCCATGGCTTCACTCCTCCGGCTGGTCGGGAACGTCGCCCGCTTCGGGGAACGCCGCAGCGAAGACCTCGGGCGGGTAGGCATTGATCTCGTCGCCCTCGACGGTGACGACAAAACCGGGCTCAACGCGCTTCACGCCGTCACCCACCTCAATCTCATGGTAAACCCGCGCGCGATAACGCGCGGGGCCCACCGCCTCCGGCACAGCTTCCGCCTGCGCCACAGCTTCAGACATCTTCTTCGGCATCGGGTTCCTCCTGCTGCACATCGACGGCCTCCGGCTCCGAGCGGAGCGGGTTCAAGAGATGCTGCATGCCAATGTCCTTGAGGGTCACGGGCAGCTTGGGCATGGCACCAGGGAACAGCTTGCCGAGCAGTTCGCCGTTGCCAGCGTCCATCAGACCATCCGGCGCACGGCCATATAAGCCGGTCAGGCGGTCCCATTCCTCGTGGTTGGAGCGGCGATCCTGCTTCACCGGCTTGATGTTGACCACGGACGAAGCGCCGTGAATTGCCTGAAGGACCAGAATTTCTGCCGGGGTCACGTCGACCTTCGGCACCGTGTGCCCAGCGCTGTCGTTCAGCCGGACTTCGCAAGTGCAAATCTGCATGGTTGGCTCCTGTGCAGTGGAGAGGGGGAAGGGGCGGCTTGCGCCGCCCCTTCGGGCTTCACGGTCAGAACTGCGGCTGACCGTAGAAGTTGGGTTCCGGCAGCGCGACGATCAGCGCGCAAGAGCGCGAGCCGTCCGGTGCCGAGTTGGGGGTGTACGTGCCGCGCACGTCTGCCGAGGTAGAGGTCGCCGGGACGGTAATCCCCGCGCCGGCCACGACAGTGCCCGAGGTTGCCACGGCGCCATCCTGAATTTCCTTCAGAATGTAGACCGAGTTCGGCAGGTAGACGGGCAGGCCGAGGATCGTGCCATCACCGACCGACAGGTTGCCGGTCATGGTGGCCGAAACCGACACGCCGGTCACGCTGGCGAAAGCCTTCTTGCCCTGCACCGTGGTGGTGCCGTTGCAAGTGATGGCTTCGCGCATCGTCTGGCCGTACATGTCGACCCCGGTGACGGTCACAACCTGCGTGGTGTCGCCAGCGTTCGACGAAACCACGTTGACGTTGCGCCCGGTCGGAGCGCCAAGCGGAACAGTGCCAGAGGCGCTGCTGTACTTGGCGCCGCCCGTGATCACGGCAGCCACGTTGGTGCCCGAAATCGCCTGCGCGGCGCACACGGCGGTCGCAGAGGCGGTGGTCGGGGTGCCAAAGCTGATCAACGCATCCGTGACCGGGATCACGAACGTGTCGCGCCCGGCCGGGATGAAGGTGTCGATCGCATTGCGCGGCGTGGTCAGCGAGTTCGCAGCACCCGCACGGTCCAACTCGATCGTAAAGCGGGTGCCCGCCGGGATCGTGGTGGTGCCGTTGTAGGTGATGGTGGCCGTGGTGTTGCCGAGAGAGACGGTGATGCTCTCCGGGCAGCTAAACACCTTGCCCAACACCGACAGGCGGTGACGGGCGCCAATGACGAAATCGCCACGGGTGAAGCCGGTCGGATAAGACACCGCGATGGTGCCGCCATTGGCGACAGCGGCCGAAGTCAGGCCGGTGACGGTTACAACGCTCATTGCATTTCTCCTTCTTTCGAGCGTTAGGCGGCTTCGTAGACGCCGTGGCAGTTGAGCTGATCTGCAACGAGGCCACCCGTCCAGGTGATGCCGCGATACAGGACGTACTTCTCAGGCGGGCGAGCCGGCGCATGCTGCTTCCAGTCTTCGCCTTCCATCCCATCAAGGTAGAGATGGCTGGGGTCGAGGAAGTAGCAGAAGTTGGTGTAGCCGAGGTCGTCCAGCGTCGGGTCGTAGGTGAATGCACCCACGCCGCGCATCGAGATCTGCGCCATGCCGATGTCGGTCTTGCCGGTGTTGGCAAAGCCCTCCATCGTGTAGGTGCCCTTCTCGTGGATTTCGGCTTCGAGCTTCTCGATAAAGCCCGCACCAGCCAGCAGCAGCGACGGCTTACCGCCGAAGCGGCGAAGCTGACGCACTTCCTGACGCAGGCGCTTGGTGAGCGTCTGGTTGGCCGGCGACGAAGTGATCTTCGGGCCGGTGTTGTTCGTCGAGGAAAGCGAGCCCACGAACGCGCGGTTGCGCCACCAGGTATTGCCGGCACGGTCGATGCCGCCGCTGAAGCCCGAGTTGGGAGCCAGCGAAACGATCGACTGTACGCCCGCAAAAACCTTCGACGACTGCGTACCGTCGCGCCAGAGGATTTCGTTGTACGAACGCGCCGAACCTTCGGCCATATCGTCCAGCTTGTCTTCGAGCAGGTTGGTGATCGCGGTCATCTCGCGGTCGGTGTGGTTGGTCGTGCTGTCGCCGTTGAGGCTGTCGACCACGGAAATCCCGTCGGCCTTCAGTTCAGTCAGCGTCATCGCAATACCGGCGTGAAGTTCCTTCCACGGGTAGTTCACCTGCTTGAGGTTCGCCGGGTTCACGTAGGACACGGTGTCGTCGTGGCTGTAGCCCTGAAACGCCGTGCTGTATTCGCCCTTGACGTTGCGGCGAATGTCCGACTTGCCACCGGGGAAAGTCTTCTGCGCCTTCTTCATGGCGTCGTAGAGCGGGCGAGCCTGAATGGACTGCGCCATCGCCGGGCCCTTGATGTAGAAATCGAGCGCTGCGCTCGCAATGTTGTCGAGTTCCTGTGCGGTAAACGGCATTGAAGCCTCCTGTCACTAGCGGTTGATGGCGGTTCGGATGGCTTCCCCAAGCGTCTTGGGTGCCGTCGAAACGCGCGCGGACAATCCGGTTGGGCTGGGAGCGATCGGCCTTGGCCGGGGCATGAGCGCCTTCAGTTGCTCATTGACCGCGGTGTAGGCGTTCTCAGCAAGAGTGCGGGCTTCATCCGGCGTCTGCGGCATGGTGCCGTTCTGCTGAATCAGCGCGCGAACCTGCGTTTCCACCAGCTTCGCCTTCTTTGTGGCGTAGTCAGGATCCTTGGCCTTGATGCCGTCTTCCCAAGACTGGATCGCAAAAGCGACTTCAGTTCGGGTCTTCTGCTCCGCATCAGCCTGGCGCTCTGCCTCGGACTTCTGAAGATCCTGCGAGCGCAGGTTGTCCAGATTGCGCGCCTTCGCGCGCTCCTTGGCGAGTTCCTTGGCGACATCCTCATCGACGTACCCATCTTCGACCTTCTGGCGAAGGTCATCCGGCAGGTGGTTGCCGAGCATCTCGTCAAAGACCGTCAGGCGTTCCGCGAACCAGCCCCGCGCTTGCTCTGCTGCGCCAAGGTCGCCCATCGTGGCTTTCTTGATCAAAGCCATGACATCGAACCCGACGGCTACCTCGTCCCCGGTCAGGTTGGAGGTTTGCATGAAGTCCTGCATCGAATGATAGGCGTCGGCGTCTGCCTTGAACCTATCCCGTTCGGCCTTCATCTGCTGCCAGCGAGGGTGTTTGTGGAACGGCACTTCAGCGTCGGGATCATCCTCGCCTTCGGCTGCCGCCTCGGGGTCGGTTTCTGCCTTCGCCTCGGGAGTGGACGGCTCTCCCTCGGGCTCCTCCTTCTTCTCGACAACGCGGCGAACCACCTCACCGAGATCCGCAGGGCCCGCCTGCTTAGCGTCCGTTTCGTCCGCGCTGGACGACTGCGCGGGGTTAGCGTCCGTGGTCGCCTCAATCGTATCCGCCGGGGCGGGGGTATTGAGGTCTTCAATGTCCGCGACGGGCGAGGTCGCGGTATCCGTTGCTACGGCCATTTTAGCGCCTTTCTGTGGCTCATGTTACTCTTGTTGGCTGCCAAAATCAACATCATCGCATTTGGTTTGGCTGCGGCCCCATGTTGAACGCAGGCTTGGCAGTTCCGCCCGGCTCCTGCGGCCGCTGCTTGTTGGCTCCCTCGTCTCCTTGGTTGGTCGGCTCCGTTGCAGGATTGCCGGTTGGCGCCTGCATCATGTGGTTTTGCGCCATGATTGAGGGCAGGCCCTCGACGTAGGCATCCTCAAGGTCGGTGTCGTCGTCAGCGATCTTGATCGCGCGCTCGGCCAGCCATGCCGGCGACACGCCGGGGAGTTGGACCAAGAGCGGG